AACATGCTTGATGATGTGATATCTGTTTAGATGATGGCATAAACAATACGATCTTCTTACCATGTATCTTTGCTACATCACATAGAGATACGCCAGCAAGTCCTACTCTTGGTTGTACATAAACTAGCGTATCGTTTGGGATCTTGGCTGCAAGCAAATCGCCGGCTCTTGTCTTTGTGCCAACAATAAGATCATCTCGCACTACATGAACACCTTCATGCTCGATGACAACTGGATCTGGATTATACGGTGTCCATCCTTCGCACAAAGATAAGTAATAATCTTTGGCTTCTGGCCATGTCATCATACCTACTTCTTTATTTACACCTTCAACGAACGTTCTCATTATTTCCTTAAGCTAAAAGTTTCAGGGAATATCCACGAATAAGGGATACGCTTAGTAGGTGATTTAACACCATGACTAATAGCGATATGTTTATAGAAGAAGCACGTCTTATCTTCAATGTTCAACATCTTTTGTGATAGCATTGGATTACGTACATCATCTCTTAACTGATGCATCTGTGCTAGCCATAATTCTCCATTCTTGTTCTTAGGTATGAACTGACCATCTGGATCTATCTCATACTGTACTTTACCGTTTAAGTTGACACCAAATATCTGAGCCATCCCATCGAAGTGTCCAGTACCCCCAAACAATACCGTCTCAGGATCTACGATATCCGGATATGCCATAGCCATGTATCGTGCGGTGTTTTTGCATGGATATAGCGGACTGCGGAAGTTTTGCTTCTCTTTGAAGTACTTCTCTAATAACTTTGCATACTCCATCATCGTGAATGGTCGTTCTAATCTATGTCTATGCTTCTCAAGAAATTCCCACATATCTTCAGCTGCTTGTTTAGGACCATCAATCAACCAATCTTTAACTAACGTATTCTTAGGATAATAGATTTGGAATAAGTCGTTACGCGCATGCCTATTCTCTTTAAAGTGTTCTCTTAGGTTTTCAGGACCTTGATACATCAACCGTGTTAGTGTACCCCAATGTTCGTTACTAAATGAGAATGTAAGTGTGTACCATAATCTTAACTTAGGATCTGTGACCTTCTTCATGATATCACAGAACGGATGCTCATGCCAATGGAGTCGATGCGAGAATATCTGATAGTCTTCAGCTAATAGTTGGTCACGTCTAAGATCAAACTCTTGACAGAACTCAAAGAATTTATCTAATCTTTTTTCTAGTGGCCAATCCTTCATCCAAGATTCTGTAGGCTTGCCATCTTTTAATAATACAGGACTTGTACCCTTATAGGTAATGTTTCTATATTCTACATTTTCAATGAATTGAGCTAGAGTGTTTTGCATAGTTCCTTATATTGTTCTACTGTCATGTTGTTTGCTTTAATAATAGTGTCATCTGATGGATGAGCCGTCATGTTATTAAATGTATCTATGAGACCAAGTTTTAACATAGCTTCTTGTCTACCAAATGGATGATCTTTGATACGACATGATGACCATACATCATCGAAATTTAAATGATTATAATCTGCACCTGGTCGAACATAGTTTTCTACCCATCGTATGAAGTCGCAGCATACGTCTTCTGCATTGTAAGGATATGCACCAGTATCTCTATAGATCCGTTCCATAACTAGATCTAAGAATTGTTCTTGCTTCATCTTAGTTAATGGTTTAGCAAGATAAGAGATACACTCTACTGCATTTGTGCCGTAGTAGAACGGTGAAGTCTTATCAACATACTGTGGATACCAATCTGCTATATCTGCAACCACTGCTGCATATTGAAAGTGATACTGTCTAAGATCATTCTTAACATTCCAATCTAACATGAATGAGCCGATCTCTCTTAATGATCGTTCACCACCGGATTCTAAAAAATCTGCAAGTTCTCTTGCTAATCGTGGTGCATACTCTGATAGGTAATAGTCTCCACCTCGTTTATACTTGGATTCTGTTGGTGGTTTTGGAAATGCTGGGAACTGATAACCTACAGAAGTATAGAACGAGTATGGATAGTTATTCACCATCTCGATCATGTCTTCAATGGTCTTACAGTTGTGCAATGAGAATAATAAGGTATTATGGTACCCACTAGGTTTTGTAGAATAGTTGATCGCAGAACCACATACACGATGTAGGATGAAGATGTACAGCCATTCGGGCAGTTTAAAGTCTGCATGCTTGCCTGTCCAGTTCTTAGCTACTGTATCGCGTTGATGAGTGATCTTACCTGCTTCCATCTTTTTCCAATAAGGATGTTGTTCTGTCCAACCGTAAAAGCAATCATTAACTATCTGAGAAAATCCTGCATACTTACGTTCGACCACATCGTATAGTTCAACATGATGTAGTAGATCATCGTTCATGTCTGATTCTGCATGCGGTGTCATACCATAAGGAGGGTTAAGAGATACATTACACTTCTCTTGCTGATCCTTTGCAAGGTTAAAGTATCTTATGTACTCGTCGTAGTATCTTGTAGTCTCAATCATTAAAATTCATCTTTATATAATGATATTTCATCGTGTATTTTTTGTATTATTGATAGTTCATATTTAATACTATTTAAGTTGCGATTACGTGGAGATGGATGATCGATTTTAATGTGATCTATGTTGTATTTTTTACATACTCGTGATACAAATCCTCCCAATGCTATGACAAGTTTTTTATCATGAACAGCATCAAATAATGCAGATTCATCTACGTCTTCCATCTTATAACTATTAATTTTATTAGGTATAACATTGTGAAATGCCCATGATGGCTGATCAGCCATGTTCATCCAAGTTTTTAGACGTGCAAAAGTCCCGTTCTTGCACGGTGTAACTTTTGACGATGGACATTGACCTAAGATTACGACATCACTATTCGTATCATGGTCAGGCAAGAAGTCTATCACTGATTTCATAATATAATTATATCCCGTATGGGATTAAAAGTACAATTATTACGCTTTAAATGCTGCGTCGTTTGCACCAGCAATAACGATACCAGAACCAAAGATCCTGTTATATTCGTCTGCTAAGTCTTGTTTTGGGTAACCGTTTGCAGCAATAGCTGTATGGTTTAATGATATTGTACCGTCAGCATAAGGCATGAATGGGGCAAATCCTACTGACATTGCTCCTTCTTTAGCTTGTCTATAGATCAATAAGACTGCGTCTTTAATGACCATAGCTCCTTCGCCTGATGAGACCTGTGTACAAAGGATCTCTTCGCTGCTTGTTAATTTGATTAATAATAGTTTAGTGTCCGCCATCGTACTCATCCTTTAATAATGTAAATTCAATAAAATCTGCTGCTTGCTCTAAATTACCAAAGTGTTTCACGAAAAATTTATCAATGTCCATAAGATGATTACCTACGACTACGACACTCATGTTTTTAAGTACTGAAACCTTCAGTTGATAGTTTCCTCTCCGTAAAAACGGGTAGGATACTAAATCTTTTGTTAAATGCTTCATCATATATTTATGAGAGGGGGAATTGCTCCCCCTACCCAATTAACTATCGTTTTCTACTAACAACTCTTTTGGTTTTTTAACTACTGCCAAATCATCTATGATCTCGATAGTACGAGGTTTCTTAGAGTCGGGAATAACATTACAAAGAGCAATACGTAAGATACCATTTTGGAACTCAGCTGATCCAACTACTTCTACTGTGTCAGCAAGTTTAATGGTCTTAACGAATGATCTTGTACCAATACCTTTATGTAGATACTGTACTTCGTCCTCAGGATTTTTTTGTCCTTTGATCTCAAGTACTGAATCTTTAAGGGTGATAGTTACCTCTTGCTTATTGAAGCCTGCGATAGCTAATTCTACGATGTAGTTATAGTCATCGACTTTAATAATGTTATGAGGCGGGAAGGTTGATGTTGGTGCTTGAGCATTCAATAGAGTGTCTAGCTCATTTATGATGTTGTCAAAACCAACTGATGATGGCCAAATCGGGCCAAATGAAACGTTTGTTGTTCGCATTTTTTTCTCCTTAATTAAGCGAGTTTAACAAAATCCTGCCCCCGAAGGCTGCAGGCTAGATAGTTTCCTATCTAATCTTATTTATAATCCGAAGGATTACTTTTTTAAATTTTTGTATACGAGTTAATGGCGGTGGAGGGCTACCGATACCGCATACCCTATCCCATTCTCTTTGAGTATACTTAGGCTGCGTCATCGATCATATCTTGTAGAGCTTGATTGATTGGCTTATAGCCGTAATAGTGTAGCTTCTCGGATTTACGGTCTAGAAAGTCTCTGCTTTTTTCTATGTCTCTTGCTCTATAAGCAGCTTCAATAATCATAGTATAACGATTACCTTCGCGAGTCTTTTCATGAGCTGCTAGTACTGCTGCGATGTCTATTCTTGGTAAATCAGCCTTCTTTTTGAGTTGTTGCACACCATGCTCCTCCATAATAACGTTCAAGTTTACCTTCATGATTAAGTCTTTGATCTCCGTCTTTAGGAGTGTCAAGCTTAACCGACCAATCGATGGCATCAAAGTTCTTATCGAACTGTTTAGATCCACCCTTGGAGATGATGCTATCTCCAGTGATGTCGTTCTTGGCTGCCATTATTTAGGCAACTTATCTTTTTTAGGTCGGCCTTTTGATTCTTTTTTCTTATCGCGGTTACCCATAATCTTCTCCTTAATATAGTTTTTTAGGCGGTTGAGTAGATGCTACCTTTTTCAACCAACGCTTCTTCGCTTGACTCTTTGCCTTTTTACGGGCAGTGCATGGCTTTTCATATTCCATGCGTTCTCTGATCTCTATTAAGAGACCTGAATCTTCTACCTTGTTTCTAAACTTACGAAACGCTTTTTCAAATTGACCTTCTTGTACGTCTACGAATAGACCTTGCTTAGATTCAGTCTGTTTTGGTTTAAACTTTTTATTATATTCAGCCATTAATTTTGTACCAATACCGTTCTATAGCAACGGCAGTATCCATCAAATATAGTCTCTTCATGATATCCATACGGGTATCTATAAATGATAGGTGCTTGTTGATAGATGATACGTGATTGTCTATATCTATCATCTCTATCATAATAGCGATCACGTCTATTATAATCCATGTTATCTTCGACACGACCACCAACGATAGCACCGATACCGGCACCAATTGCTGTAGTCACTATTTTACCGGAACCTCCACCTACTTGATTGCCGATGATGCCGCCTGCCACACCACCAATAATTTCGCCCATATAACTATCATTAGCGATAGCTACAG